AGAAGAATATATTTTGTCTGAATTAAAAAATTCTAATGGCGACATTGTTAAACCCTCCGGTAGCGTTTTTGGTTTTGACTCTTATGTTGAACAACTTGCTCAAGAGGGATTAGATCCAAAAATATATGAAATCTATGAAAGCGAAGATGCTGTACTTACAGCCCATAAAAATAATCAAATTGAAAATGGTGAGGTAATCATACTTAATGGACAACTCATTGTTTTTAGAGAAGAAGATATAGTTGAATAATGAAATACAAACCAGGAATAAGTAAACAGAAAGACTCTAAAGTTGGCGGTGTTAGAGATTATGCTCGTGCTGCATTGGGTCAAGGGTTGTTCTTTGGCTTTGGAGATGAGGCAGAGGCATTTGTCAGATCATTGGTTAGCGAAAAAGAATACGATGAACTGGTTAAAGAAGTTAGGGCTGACATAGATACATTCAGACAAGAGAAACCGGTGGCAGCTTATGGTGCTGAGATAGGTGGCGCAATACTTCCAGCTATATTCTCAGGCGGTACAACTTTAGCGGCTAGGGGAGGTCTTGCTGCCGCACAAACAGCGGCGAGAACAATAAAGCCTGTTACAAGCGTAATAAGAGCCAACCCTATAAAAGCAGCAGCAACACAAGGCGCACTGTATGGTACTGGCACAAGTGAGGGAGGTGTTGTTGATAGGTTGCCTGGTACTGTTATTGGCGGCACATTAGGTGGAGGAATCACTGGTATTGCATCAAAAATTTTACCAAGAGTTACGCCTCAAGCGAGAGAACTCTTAAAGCAAGATATACCATTAACCCCTGGTCAAGCTATGGGCGGCCCTGGAGGTGGAATTATCGGCGGTGGAATTAAAATTGGAGAGGAGGCTTTATCAAGTGTGCCTGGAACTGGCGTAAGTACAGCACTAAGAAAAGGTCAAGAGGCTTTTAACAGACAAGGATTCAAAAAAGCTGTTGAGGGAATCAAAGGAATTAAAGTAGATGACAGGTTGCCTATAAGCCAAATATACAAAAGCGTACAACGACAACTAAGCAATAAATATGATGATGTTGTGCCAATCCTAAAAATTCCAAATGTGCAATCCATAAGAAAAACAATTTTGAATGATCTCAACAGCTCTAGCCTCGGATTCAAACAAAGATCAACGATTACAAGCAGATACCTCAAACCACTTGAAAACAGAAAGCAACTCAAGGGCAAAGATGTTCAAAAACTACTGCAACAAATAAAAAGAGATATTAAAACAAAACTAAGATCAGACAAAGTTGAAATTCAAGACGAGGCGTTGATTTTACAGAAAATACAAAACATATTAAAAAACAACACATCTGGAATCAAACAATTAAACCAAATAGATAATGCTTACCAACAGATTCAAACACTTGGTGCGGCTACTATCAAATCAGCCGATGAATTATATACACCAGCACAACTAAGAGCTGCAATTAAAGGCGCAGATAAAACAAGGAACAAAATACAATTTATGAGAGGCGATGCAAGGTTACAAGATTTTTCAGACACAGCTCAAGCTGTATTGGGTAGGATGTTGCCTGATAGTGGAACACCAACCAGAGGACTTGTTGGAGTAGGCTTACTGGGTGGAACAGGAGCAGTAGGCGGCACACCAGGATCAGCGGCAATGGCAGCATATCTAGCTCTTTTACAAAACCCTTATACTAATATTGCATTGAGGGAGGGAATTGATTTAGCAAGCCAAGGCGCACAAAAAACAATACCTTATTTAAGCGGTCAGGGTGCTGGGCTACTCACCAACTAGATAAACTAAATGGCAAAACTAACAACAAGGGGCCGGAAGATGATAAGCGGCAAGAACTTTGCACTTCCTGGCAGACGTTATCCCATCCAAGATATATCCCATGCAAGAAACGCTTTGGCTAGAGGCGCACAATTTGCAACTTCATCAGAACTGTCAAGAATAAGGAAAAAAGTATTTGCCAAGTTTCCGTCTTTGAAGAAGTCAGGCAAGGCTAAATGAAAAACTTAAATCAATATCAAGAACAAGGGGGTGAGTAAGTTGGAAGAAGTAAAAAGAAATTATTGGTATCTAGGACTAAGCGAAACATTCAGAGATCGCTTTATCAACACGACAGTAATGGTACGTGCAAGAAACAAAAAATACCTAGACAAAAAACTTAAAGATCACATCAAAGATTAAATAGGCCAACAGCAACCGATACCCTTTCCGGTAATGGTCAAGTTGTTCTTCCAATGAAAGTATATAATCGTTCTTCTGCACAGCGAGGTTTAACATGGTGTAGGTGAGTGATAATTAACTCAATTAGCAAGTATGAAGTAATATGCTTTACTTTTCAAATTCGTTGATTATTTCTAATATTTTCAGATAACCCTTGCTGTCTTTTTGAGTGTCATCATCATCGGTGTTGTTGAACATTCTTATATCCTTAAATATCTTCATCATTACCACACATTGTTGCGGTGATAAATCGACATCAGCAACACCTGACCAGGCTTTTGATAGCTGTCTGAAAAATCGAGCTGGATGTCCATAACGCAGACCGCGCTCATGGATAAGCTCATCAACAGAGAAATCGCTGTCTTTCACTACTGAACGACTTTTGATGCAATCTTGTTCTTTTTCGTTTCAAACTCTTTGATAACTGGTGCAATATGCCTTTGCAACAGAGCTTTGCTGACCACATAAGCAACCCGCAAAGGATCGTTAAAGTGTTTTTTGTCTATTTCAACCAACAGATTTTCTATTGCACTGATATTATTAATATCCTCTTTTAACTGGTCGCTAAAAGCATCAGGCGATGCAGAGAACTGCTCCCCATTACTTGTCCACTCAAAAGGTTTCTGTTCTACTTCTTCTTCAGTTTTTACTTCATCAGCCATTTCTTCACTCCTCGTTTATTGATTTAGAAATTTCGTTGCCAACAATATTGACGTTCTTGTGGGTTGTTTCCCTGGATTCATGTGAATATCTTTTTGTTGACTGTAAACTTTTATGGCCCAACAGGGTTCCTATCTCTGCAAGAGTCAAGCCATGATTGTATGCGTAACTGGCGAAATTGTGCCTCAAGTCATGCAACCTAAGATTTTTGCAGTTGGCTTTTTTGCTGACACTTTTCCAGAAATTATCAATGTAGGTAACACCAATAATTTTAACATTGTCGCCTTTTCGATCAAGGCTGTTGATTACATCAAGCGCATTGTCATCAAGGAAAATTTTACGAGCATCGTCTTTGTCATCGGTTTTGTGTTCCTCAAGAACAATGGTGTCGCCTTGCAGGTCTTTCCATCTTGCCTTGGCAATCTCCGACTTCCTTGCACCTGTATATATCAGCAACTTAATGAAAGCGATTGATGGTTTATTGTTTTTGTGATTGTTTTCCTTGTCTTTAAGCACCTCGAAAATGCGTTGCAATTCTTCCTTGCTGCAATATCTTTTGCGTTCCACATCCCGGTTCTTCCTGATCCGCGCACAAACATTGGTGGCAACCAACTCATGCTCGATTGCCAAATTGTAAACCGCGCTTAATATCTTCAAGAAACGATTTGCTTTTGCCGGTGTTCCGGCATCGGTGATGCTGTTAAACAGCTTGACCACATCAATTCTTTTTATCCTGGTCAACTTTTTATGGCCCATTTCGCCCTTGATGTTGTTGTTGTAAAAAGACTCGATACTGCCGATTGTTTTCCTGTTTCTTCTAACCAGGTCAGCAACATACAGGGCAAAAACGTCATCTAGGCTATTCATTATGGAACCATTGATAACGGTTTGGACTGTTTATCATTTTTCTTGTAAGACCATCTAAATTGTTAGGCTCTCCCCTTTTTTTCTTACCAAGTTCTTCATAGAATTTCTTTTCTCCATAACCAAACTTATAACTCCAAGTAATTTTTTCAAATTTTCCCTTTGTGTTAATTTCGACTTCATTGGTTATGAGTCCAGCATCATTGTAATAAAACATTTTAGTCATGAGTTTTTCTCCTTAAATGATTCTATTGTCTGTTCTAGTTTCTTTATCTTCTTTCTTAGTTTCTCGTTCTCTTTACGCAAACTGTTGGCGATGATTTCAAAATGTTTTACCTCTGAGTTGTTTGCTGTGCCATATCCCCAAGCCTTACGAGTTGAATAAGTTTCTTTTACCATTCTGGATCGTCTGGATATTTAAAAATTATATAAGCCGGTGCTGCAAAGCAGAGTATGATTGCCAGAATTCTTAAAAATTCTTCAATCATCGGTTTCAACCACTATCATCTGACCATTTTTTTTGTCAAAGCTGACCCGACCACTGTCACGCAAATTAGCCAATCTCCCATTGATACAGCCAATAGATACTTCCATGTGGTCTGCCAATGCCCTACGAGTCGGGGTGTAACCATTTGCCTCACAATAATCAAGGATTGCAAGATAGGTTTCGTTTGATTTTTTCATTCGGTTAAAGGCAATTCTGCCACCATAAAGAACATTCTCTTTGTTATTCGATTTCATTTTTAACCTCCCTGATTGATAGTTTTTTTGATCGGATTGTGTATGCGGGCTTTGCGGGCATTATCCTTTCGGGTTTTGCCTTGTAAGTACGACTGCCATAAATGACGTTAAAACTTCCACACCTGGCGTTCTTGCTTTCTTTCATCTGTGATTTGATGACTGTTTCATGATCGTCAATCGTTTGCTTGTATTCTTTTATCGTTTGCTCATAGTCTTTAATTTCCTCAATGCGCCATGCCAGGTCATCTTCCAGTTCAATTTGGTCAGCACGTGCATTGGGCCATATAAGGTTGCAATCCAATGAATTAACAGGATCGTAGTAATCCTTTTCCTTTACCCGCCTATCGAAATCAAGAATGAGATCGCTCAAAAACTTGGCAAACTCAGGATCTCGCTCATAGACATAAACATAAGGCTCGTTTTGATAATTGACTGTGACCATGTACCAAGCCAAACCAAGGATTTCACAGGCTGTTGCAGCCTGTATCTTGCCTCTCCATTCGGGCAATACGTTTCCATCGGGAAACATGCCGGTCATTTTGTTCTCGATAACTCCCTGACCGATCAGGTACAAGGTGTCGTCATTGGTGGTGTAAATATTCCTGGCTGGATCTGATCTCACAGGAAAGCGTTTATGCCCGACATTGTATAAGCCATCCAGGCTGCAAGACAATGGCAGTGTGGGATGGTCAAATGCTTTATCGAATGTCCAATCAAAAACGATGTCGTTGATCGGCAAGCCAAGCAATTCCAAACCCATTTCCATACTTGTTCTTTCCGCTTTGTTGCCCCACAGGATGCGGTTGTTCATTCTTATTTCCTTGCGTGGCTTGCCCTCGGTTGCATCAATGCAGAATTGAAGTGCCTCATTCGGTGTTTGCCAGGGGTTCTCACCCGCTATTGCAGCCACCAAAGAGGCACTCGCCCTTATGTCTTTGGTTAGTTTTCCATCAGCCATTGTTTATCTCCCACCCCAAGCACGATGTCAGGTCGCGTTGAATCTCATCTGTTGATTCCCTGACCAAATAATTTTTACGCTTGCCATCCTTATAAGATACCTCAACTTGCGTAAACCCCTCGATGCCTTGTCTATATCCGACAATGCCTCGTTTCGGTATGACACACTTCTTGTTGCTGTAAGCAAGGTTGAGCGTTACATACTCGTTTGATGGTATTGATAATCGCATTTTTTTATCCTCGGTTAGTTAATGTTATTCAAAATGTGGCAAATTACCTCGACAGTCCAACCATTTCCAAGCATCTTGTATCGCTGTGTGTTTGATACTCCATCGGTGTAATTATCCTTTACTGTTTGCAAACGCTCACATTCCAAGGGTGTGAGTTTGCGCCAATTCATTTGAACCGGCTCAACCACCACATTATCCTTTTGGACTGTGGTTAAGCTGTTGGTCTTTTTGTCTTTTCGCAGTTCTAGTTTCTGTGTGGTTGTTCCATCCTCGTTGTATCTGCCTCGCCAAGCACCGGTTACAACTTTAGGCTCTCTTTTGGGTGTTCCATGTGTATCACAAGCTAGATAATCTCCTTGTCTACCATTCTTGACATACTCCATAGCTGAAAGATTACTTGCTTTCTCTTTGGTGTAATCAACCAGACAACCTTTGTTCTTCTTGTTCTTTTTCTGTCTATTAACAAACTTGTCAGACATTAGCGTGTAGTTCTCTGGCGTTGCCTCCAACACATCGCGCAACACAATCCCCCTATCCTTTGGTTGTTCAATGCCAGGAATATTAGTCCAATAATATCTCTGCCTGTTTTGTGCGCTTAACAATGCGCTGTTAATAAGGATAGGCTCTATTCTATTGTTGAACAGGTCTGAGCCTGTTCCCTGATAATCGGGATAGCACTCAGACACTTGCCCTGTAATCACATCGAGATATTCTTTTTTCATGCGTACATTCTCCATGAGAAAATACTTTGGCTTGCACTCTTTGAGCAATCTAATGAACTCAAAGAATAGCGCACTACGTTTGTCTGAAAATGCTAATTGATTTCCGGCAAAAGAAAATCCCTGGCATGGTGAGCCACAGAGTATTAAGTCTATGGTTGGCAAGTCCGAGCCTTTAACATCGCGAACATCGCCCAACTGTATTGTGTCAGGGTAGTTCTTTTGGGTAATCTTTATTGCGTATTTGTCTATCTCGGATGCAAAGTAGTTGTCAACCTTAACACCCAAGCGGTCAAGTGCTTGCTGACCGCAACTTATACCATCAAATGCACTAAATACGTTCATTGTTCGTTCCTGTTAAAAAGAGAGTGCCTAATTAAAGACACTCTCTTTGTTGTTGTTATGGGTTTATTGGTTTCCCATTCCTATCGGTTTCAGTTAAAGAACCCACTGTTCCAACATAGTGGGGAGCATCAACACCAAAAATCCTTTCAGCAGTATCCTCTGCGATGACATACTCTTTCGAGGTGTCAAGGTCTTGAACAATGAAAGGGTGTTTTCTTGCTCTTGGCTTAAAGCCAATCAAAGAAACTTTCATGCCATCTAAGCGAGCAATTTTAGTTTGGTCGAGTTCTCCCACACCATAATCTTTCCTAAAATCCAGTTCACTTTTTAATGCTTTCTCTTGTTGGGATAATGCACCATTGATTGACAGCCTAAATCCATTGAATTTGATACTGTCACTATCAAAGGTGGCATTTCCCAATTCAAAGGTCATGCCATATTTATCAAGGATTGATGGAAGTTCTTTCTTGAGAAAGACTCTGATCTTTTTTGCATTTTTGCGGTTCATTTCTGTTATAGGTTTCACTTTTCTTCTCCTGTTAAAAGTTAACACACCCCCATATTAATAAACCTGGACTGTCATGTCTAGTGTATTTACTAAATATAATCTATTTATTTACGTTTGTTTATGAGTCTATGCTATATAAATAAATAGATAAGTATAGATAAATCAATATAATTAAAATCCCCCCCAAAAAACTGAGCAACAATGCCAAGCACAAAACGAAAAAAATTTAAGCCATTATGGATTGATGAGGAAATACATTCCCAAATCCTTACCTTGGCAGATGTTAAAAAAAGGAAAATATCCTCGGTTGTCGAGGAGTTTCTAACCATACAACTTAAACAAGAGATTGACAAAAATGGCTAAAGGCAGCACATCACGCACCAAGGGCCACAATTTTGAAAGACTCATATGCAATAAGATCAATGAACAAATGATAGAGGCTGATCTTCCCTACACAGTCAGCAGAAATCTCGACCAGACCAGGGATGGCGGTTCCGATATTCTCGGACTCACCAATTACACCATCGAGTGCAAGCGGTATGCCAAGGGCTGCCGACCACAAAAAGCCTGGTGGGATCAGGTAACAACAGCAGCAGCCGGTGAAACAATCCCGCTGTTGGTGTACAAGTTTGATCGCTCTCCGGTGGAGGTTATGTTTCCGGTGATGATGTTTTCCTTTCAAGATGAGCTGGTGCAATTTAGCGATTACACCGCAAGGATGCTGTTTGATGACTTCCTTTATTTATTCACCTGTCTATTAGGGGCGCAAAACGATGCCAGGCACGTTTGAGGAATTTCTGGAGTTTTGTAAGTGGATGTGGGAAGAAAGGAACAAAC